TCTCTGAGGTCTACGGGTGTGCCTTCTTTTTCTTTTGCCATTGTGTTTTTTATTGAAGTGTTATTAATTATTTACCAGTGAGAAATTAAACACCGGCATTTGCAATAGCCGCCTGAACGTGCGCTATCGTTTCAGAAACAAAAGCACCGGTCCAGTTGTCAGGTACATAAAAATGCAGACGCTGTTCACCGATAACGGTTACGAAACCTTTCTCGAAGTCGTCGTTTACCCAGCCGTACTGAACAGTGAAGCCTTTATACCTGCGCAGATTGGTACGTGAACTGTCGTAAACACGTACAGTACCTACAGCTATCTGGTTGCTTTCTACAACCGTTACGCCCGCTACTTCCATGCCATTTGCTGATACGAACGGAGGTATAACATAATATCCGGTAGCGCCCTTCTGTAACTGAAGGTTAGCTGCATCGATCGGATTCACCAAAGCGACATTAGCGTTAAAGTTCAGCGTCTTGATCTGGGTAGCTATCGCCTTGATAACGTCCGCCAGATTAGGTGTATCGGTTTTTATGGTTGTAAGTACATAGCCGCCTGAAAACGCATCCAGACCCTTGAGGTTGTCGCCTGTGCCGTCTCCTGTTATGAGTTCGGTATCAGTAGCGATATCTACCAGGTACTTTAGTTCATCCGTAATGGCGGAGGCCATAAAATCGATGTCGTCTAAAGCTTCTGTTGATACCTTGATCTTATCTGATACCTTCTTTGCAGAGCTGAGGCTCTTTTTGAAGTCGAAAGACACTAAAGGTTTCAGTACACCCTCACCAATAAACTGCGCCTGTCCCTGCGGGTTGGTCTTCTCTACCCAATAAATAGCAGCGTTTGACGTCGCTGAGCCATTCATGTAGTTGGACACGAAGGGTTGGTTACGGACAAGGTTTATATACCCTGGCTGTAATTCGAAGTTTGGCAACATTGGTGAAGCAGCTGCGGCAGAACCGGCAACAGTTTCATTTGTTGCAGCCTTGATCTCGATAGTCAGCTTATTTATTTCACCCTTTTTGAACTGCTCAAACAGGTCGGCGTTTGACTGCCCCTTTTCGCTTTTACCTTCCATCCATGCTTTCAACTGTCCTTTTACAGACATGTCTACTTTCGCGCTTGGTGCGCCCATGTTTTTCAACTTGGTAATTTCCTCGGCCTGCTTTACTACGATACCTTCCAGCTCCTTCAGTGCGTCACCGCTTACCAAAGACTTTTTAGCCTCAGTGATTGCAGATTCAACCGCTGTTTTTACCTCAGCTTCTGTGGTTGCGCTTTTCAGGCTGTTGTTTACCACTTCTTCGAGGGTTTCCATCGCTGCCAGTTCCTCACCTTCCAGCGTGATACCCTTCTTTTTGAACTGCGCTACCAATCCGATCGGTGCGAATGCGAGTGCCGCCTTTGGATTAGCATGCACAAAGTGCATCCCTGTCAGCAGGCTTGCTATCACAAGAGTGGACTTCAACCACTTCGTAATTTTAAATGATTGTTTTTTCATTAGTTTTCTTTTAGTTGTGAAAGTTTTAAAAATTTGGATTTCGGCTTATCCTTCTTAGCGGCTTGGTCTTTCAGTGATTGCTTGATATCTTCAATCGGCTGACTGCTTACAAGTGCTTCCCGTTTAGCCATAAGCGTGCGTAATTCTCTTTGTTTTGGAAACGACAGGGATTTGCAGAACTTTTCCAGTTCGTCCTGTACATCTTCGATAATGCTTTCTCTGTCCTCACTTTTAAGGCCAGCGTAGTATGTGGCATCATTAGCCGCTAAGGTGACTACCGACCCTTCAAACAGCGTAAGCTCCCGACAGATGAAGGCGTCAAGGTTCTCGTCATACTCCATCTTATCCCACACGTACTGAAAACCTATACTGAACTTATCCAGGGTGCCGCTTTCCAGCTGAGTAAGCGCTCTGTCTGCTATGTCAATAGGGTCGAGTATAGCTTCAAAATATAATCCGAAGTCGTCCTCTTTCAATTCGGTGATACGACCTAGTGGCTCTTTCATGTCGTGCTGCCACAGGAAAGCGATTTTATTGCCGCTGTTGGATTGTGGGCCACGGTCATTTATGCTCTTGGCGAATGCTCCCTTCACGATAACATCGCTATCACTATCCTTGTTGCCGAATACAGCGAAGTACCCGCTGACCTTACGACCAGACACGGTAGGTTCTTTAATAGCAAAAGCAAACAACTTGTAGTTGATCGGCTTGCTACCTTGTCGCTTGTGCTGTATATGCTTATCGAGTGCCATGTACTTTTTTCTTTTTAAAAAGGTTCAATGTTTTCTTACCCTTACCACCAGTTACAGGATCCGCTTCTTCGTTCGGGTCTGCCGCATCTGGTGGTGTTTCGGGGTCTTTGTTCACCTCGTCACCGTTTGGCAGTCGCAACCGTGATAACCTTTCTTCTTCATCGATATAATCGTCTCCCCCGTCTACCGGCTCATGTCCTATCAGGCTGCGTACTTCATTACCGGTAATGTGTCCCCCCGCGTAAAGCAGTTCAGCTGCTTGTGCATTTTGGTATAGTGCTTGCCCCTGCTTCAATGCGTCGTCCTGTAATGCCGGTATATCATCAAAAGAAACTTTTATCTTCAGATCCAGCTCGTCAAAGCAGCACAATTCAGTCAAGAATTGGCAGATATCTACAGCCATAGGGATAATGCTGTCCGTGTAGAAGTCACGTGTTGCTACGTCAAGGTTTGTTTGCTTGTTCTCCGCTACTTTTGGTATCAAGGCCATCGGCATACCCGCTACGCCTGCAATCGCCACTGTGTCGGCTAATGTTTCCTCAAATGGTGCCAGTTCGAGTATGTTTGCTCCGGTCTTGATGTAGTTGACGGGCTGATTGGTTATCGCAATTGGCTTTTTACCGTTCGATACTCCATAATCGCTGTACATGTCATCTTCCAGTTCCTGACGCTCTCCCGGCCTGAGCGCTATATTCCCGCTAACATCGGTCTTGTTTGATACGAGAATACCCAGTGAGCCGCGCTGCCTGTAAATAACTCCCCTCGCTTCATAAACGATAGCCAGGTTGCTAAGTGGTAACTCCGCTGCTTTGAAGATGGAAACGCCTTTGCCGGTAATCACGTCATTTGCTGCGCCTAGCTTGTTAGTCACGTTATGAACTATGTACTGAGGTGGAATCTGCGACATTACGCCGCCTGTAACACACTGGTACGCATCAACAAAATCAGACGTTGAGGTGACTACTAGCGGGGATGGGCGCGGGGCTTTCATGTGAATAAGCACATAATGGCTTGGCAGTAGCTTAATATCCTTGATGTATTTGTGCTTGACTGGCAATGTGTCAGGTATGAACCGATAACCATAAACGTTACCTGTCATCATCTTGTACACCACAGCCAACCAAATAAACTCCTTGAATGTTAAGTCGCAGTTGGGTTTTTCCTTGATCTTGTTCCACAGTTCATTATTGTCTACCTCGTTGTCGTCCTTGTCTACAAGCGTGTACTCTCCGTTTGATACGCGGTCTGCGAATCCTTTCACTATGCCAAAGAGCTCAGGTATTGACTGGAACAGAAGCATCATATTTGCTTCTGAGTAGCCACCACGGAACGCAGACAGGAAACTTTCGTTATTCCCGGTCAGAGTATAGATGTTGTTCACCTGTCCTGTTACCGGGTCTGTCTGTTGGGTATATCCGACATTATCGAAATAGCTTGATGGGTTGTAGAAGCCCTGCGAGCTGCTCTTTTTCTGTAGAGTAGATTCGAGGTACTTCTTGTATTCACCCATTATGGCTATCTGCTTATCGGTGTACTCCATCGACAACAAAATTGCTTTATAAAAAAATCTTGGTCAAAACGCTATAGACTACACTTGCTCTTACCACAAGTGCCCAAACTCCGCCCTAAAGAACGCAGCCACACCCGCTGAAGCATCGGGAGCATCATCGTGGGCGTTCTTACTTGCTCCGGTCTGTATGCGCCTGTAGTCGGTCAGATTCTTGATGTACTTGGCATACTCAGGTGAGCACGTCTGCCAGTCCTCACGAAAAATGAAGTTGTTTAAAATGAAGCTCTCCTGAGCGAGTATGCGGGTATGCTTGTTGGTATATGGCTTGACGATACGTAAATCCCCCTGCCAACCGGTGTCGTACAGCTTGCGCCTGATAGTAGTACCGAATGTCTGCCAGCCACCCACGCCCTCAAAATCTACTTTGTCGATCTTGTCTTTCCTGATTTTATCGATTATCCGGTTCTCGTTTACTTCCGTTCCATGAGCATTGTAGATAACGTCATCAATGTATATCTTATCGCCTATCAGGTAGCCAATAGGAGCGGCAAGATCATCGCCCCCTGTATCAGCAGGGTCTACGAACATAAAGCGATATTCTGCCAGCTTGTTAACGTCTGTTGTTTTGGGGTTGTACATCTTGAGCGCATCAAGTGCGAACATCAGTCCTTCGCGCGGTTGTGGGTTCTGTTGTAGCTGGCGCTCAAAAAATATCTTTGTTTCAGGGTTATCGCTGTTCTGCATCTTCAGCAGGTCAGGCACACTGTACAGGCGATTGCACAGTGCTTTGTATTCTCCATCCTCCTGATACAGCGCTGGAAGGCTCAATACTTCCCATTCTCCTGGCTCTGTGCGCATCAAATAGCCGGGCAGGTCATCTGGGTGTAAGCGCTGCCCGATAACGATAATAGGCGTATTGCGTGAATTGGTACGGTTCTTTACGGTGGTATTGTACTTACGGTTGACTGCCTCTCTAACTACTTCGCTATCCGCGTCAGCAGCTTTGATGGCATCATCCCATATGATTGCCCCGCCAAAGCCTTCAGACCGCTCCAAATCGCTCAACACCGAGTCAAGTTCTTTGTCCTCATCAACAAGTCCGGCACCAAACCCTGTAACCTGTCCACTACTACCGGTAGCATACACCCCCCCATTCATGGTAGTGTACCACTTCTTTTTAGCATCAGTAGTGCCTTTTATCTGTACATGTGGGAATAGCGCCTGATAGGCTTGTGATTTTACGGTATCTCTGGCCGCTTCTGAATTTTCAAGGGCAAGTTCAGCAGATGCAGTCAGGTGTATGAATTTTGCAGCGGGATTGTGCGCCAGACCTTTAGCTATGAACTTCTTAACAGCTATCTCAGTTTTTCCGAAGCGCGGCCCTATGTTGATGATAAGTCGCCTGCATTTACCTTGTATGACCCGATCAAGAGCATCGCATATTAACTCATGGTGCTTGTCTATTATCAGCTTGCGCTTTGTTTCCTGCTTGAAAAAATAACGGGTAAAGAAAAGCGAGGATTTAAGGCACTTGTATTTAGCTACTTTGAGATATTTGATTTCATCGGGCGTCATACATCATCCTCGAGGGCTTTATCGTATGCTTTTATTTCGTCCTTGGTCAGGTTGACATTAACCGAAACTTCTTTTTGCTTGTTGTCCTTCTCGAAAATTCCAAGGTGCCGGCCTAGCAGTTCCAGAGATTTAACCTTATCATGTAACTTTACCTCAATGCCTTCCCTGCCTTGCTTGATAGACGCTATAGCAGAAATCTTATCTTTCGATATTTCACTGGTAGCCTTAATGTCTACGATTTTCTGTATTGAGGTTTCAGGTTCAAACGCTTCGTCTGGATCATCTCCGAATACAGGGACCTGCATCTCATGCTCGACCACTGTAACAAAATCATCAATATTTGCAAATCCTATTTTGGCAAGTTCCCTGACAACCATTTCAGCGGTTATATCTGTTTTTTCTTGTATTTTAAGTTGCAACTCAGATATTTTTTTTTGTATGTCAACTTTGGTTAAGTTCTGAGACCCTATAACTTTTGCTGTCTTTTCGCTATATCCTGCACGTATTGCCGCCTGAGTTGCATTCAGGTCGACCATGTATTCGTGACAGAATTTAATTTGCTTTGCTGACAACTTAGCCATACCACAAAACTACCAACAGCATACGCCTGTCGCCAAAAAGCTATAGACTACAGGCATGGTTTGTGCCGACTATGCCCCTAGATCCCCTCTCGAACTAATAAAATAACAGCTACCCAGTTAACTGGATGTATCATTATTCCTTACCGGCGATTTTAATGTATTTAATATGAAATCCGATTGTCAGTCGGGCATATTGCAACAGCACGTTTGATCCGTTCTACCGCTCGAGTGTCGGTGACAAAATTAGGACGCTGATCTATTGCCTGGAAGATACTATAGACTACATGCTTTCTCCACGTGAAATTTATACCTCTTTTATGCTTATCCCCAGCTCATTCAGCATCATTTTACATTTCAGCCGGTAGGTTGGTAGCTTACGGGTCACGTCAGATTTCACATCTTCTACAATCTCAACCCCCGTTTTAGCATCTATATACACATGATCCGCTATGTACTTGCAAACAGATAATTGATAAGTCACCTGTCTGCGTAGTTGCCCTATTTCACCAGCCTTGAGTAGTAACAGCAATTCCCGATACCTGTAATATTCCTTCGAGCTGTCGAATATCATTCCGTCCCACTCGACTTTAGTATTATTGAACTTTGCCCGTTTCTTCTTTTTGCCTGATGCTGTCGGCTCGTCAAGACCATTAGCTGCGACTATAGTACCCGCATCCAACTTTTGTTGTACGAGTTCTTTAGTCCAGCGGATCACGGGCTTGCTCATATCTTGCCCTCCGATTTTAAACGGTTGTAGGCGGATTCCCATGCGTCATCACGAGAATTACACCAAATAGATGCCGTTTCAGATAAATAGCGTTC